GTTCAACGTAGAAACAGAATTGTACAGTTACTTGCGGACTGGGGTCTAATCGAGATTGTTGATTCTACTACAATTTCGGATATTGCACCTCTTAATCAAATTAAGGTATTGTCATTTAAAGATAAGGGACTATGGGTGCTTGAGACCAAATATAATATTGGTCGGAAGAAGACCCAAGAAGAAGGTTGATCATGCTATAATGGATTGGTAAAGACATCCGATCCATGATCGAACTCGATAAAGTTTACTCCTTTAAGGTGGATGAATTTTTTCATCCCAAATGTCTTAAGAGCATTGTCAAATCAATGACTAATAAGATCAGGAAAGATGGTAGAACATCTTCATCTCTCATGACCACATATGTATCTGAAGAGTGGTTCCCGACTCTAACGTATGTTGATGAAAAGTTTAGAGATTTTGTTGGCGAAGATAAAAACATTGAGAAAAAAATGTGGTCTAGACACTCCACTAAATTCTGTCCATCTTACATGGTAGGTTCTGGGAGAAAGATTGATCCTGAAGAATCATTGAGAATTTGCAAAGAGAATAGTCTGATCTTTCTGTTAGTTGATGCAACAGACTTTCCTAATGTGTATGTTACATTTAGAGATGGTGTTGAAATGCATAAACGACATAAGTCATGCAGTATAGGTTATAATGACAAGTGGACTAACTTCTACTTTGGACATGATGCTGTATCTTGAAGATTGCTTAGATGGTATGAAAAAACTGGAGGACGGTAGCATTGATGCTATCGTCACATCTCCACCGTACAATCTAGACATCAAATACGGTAGTTATGCTGACAACAAACCACGTCAGGAATATCTTGACTGGTTGGTAAAGATCTTTTGTGAAGGCAAACGTGTTCTCAAAGATGATGGTCATTTGTTTGTCAACATGGGATATTCCAACGTTGATCCATGGGTTGGTATGGAAGTGGGTTTTGCACTTAGAAACGATTGGAAATTGCAAAATCATATTAACTGGGTGAAATCTATTCATGTGAGTGGCAAAACAAGTGGTCACTTTAAACCAATCAATAGTAAAAGATTTGTATGTCCCACATGGGAACATCTATTTCATTTTACTAAGACTGGTAAGGTAGATATTGATAGATTATCTGTGGGTGTTCCTTACGAATATTATGAAGCAAACATTCGTGGAAACAATACGGCAGAAACAAAACCAAATTTAAGAGACAAAGGTAACTGCTGGTTTGTTCCATATGAAACTATCAACAGTAAAGAACTGAGAGGAAAGCATCCTGCTACCTTCCCAGTCAAACTTGCTGAAGACTGTTTGAAATTGACAGGTAAGGATACTGGCACTGTAATTGATCCTTTCATGGGGACAGGGACTACTGCTGTGGCAGCACAGAACATGGGTTGGGACTATATTGGATATGATATCGATGAAGATTATGTAGATTTTGCAACAAAAAGGTTGTCTAGGGGGTTGACGCAGTTCTTTTGAGGGGTTATAATATTGGTAAGTTAACATTGACTATCTTCAATGAAAAAATCAGTAAAAACTCCCCCCAAGGCGGATTTTTCTTTGCCGTTCAATCCTGTCTCTCTAGACTATAGGACATTGAATAATGGATTGCCGATCTCGATTACACCGGCAATGGCAGCATACATTCTCATCAATCACAATGATGACAATCGACCAATTTCTAAAACTCAAGTAGGTAAAATCAAGAAAGGTATAGACGAGAAGTTTCGTAAAGACGGACAACCTATTACCTTTAATACTGAGGGTAATCTGACAGAAAAGCAGCATACATTAGAAGCTATTTCTCGAATGCCTAATGATGGTAGATCTTATCCTATGTTAGTTGTAGTGGGTGTTGAACCTGATTGTTTTTCTACATCTATTCCTGCTAAAACCAGAACTCCCAAAGATGAAGTGCAGAGAAAGGATAAATCATGCACTGCAACAGAATACTCCACTGTTGCTTGTATTGTAGCAAGGCAGTCTGGAAAGATCACAAACAACAATGCTGTTAGTCATTGGGAATTGTGGAAGAATTCTATTCGATCAGGTATCAGATCCTGTGATGAGTTTTGGAATGCTACTAATGGTCAAGTTTTTACACAGATCAAATCTACCGTTCATGCTTTCGCAGCAATTGCTCAGATAGATTACAAAGAAGGTTATGTGAGGATGCTACTTGATCAAATTGCAGATCATCTCAATCCTGATGAAACTAGCACACCACTTGCTGCATCACTTTACAGTTTCTTTATCAACCACACAGGTGATGGTGATTTTGGGCACAATAAACAGAAAGAGAAATTTCTTTTTAAGGTATTGTGTGTTGCATTAGATAGAATCATTGCAAATCCAGATGGTGATGATGAGTTGGGTTTGATCGTTGATCATGTAGACATTGAAGATAGTGAAAAAATGTTACTGTCTGAAGTGGATAAGACTGAAACTTATAAGAAGTACACGACAATCAATCCCATGACAAAGAGGTGATTGGGATATCCGAATAAATATGGACGGGGCTCATCACCCCGTCTTTCTAGATTGTGTGATTAAATAGTATTGGATGCCGCAAGGGTCCACACAACGTAATCTCGCTATCTAGGAGAAACTTCAAATGACGAACCTCACCAGGTACAATGCTGCCAACATAAACCAATTGTTGGACCGTATTACCAAAAACAGCATTGGTATGGACGAATATTTTGATCGTCTGTTTGCTCAACAACAGCAGTCAAATTATCCCCCCTACAATCTTGTGCAACTTAGTGATGTAGAATCTCGGTTAGAACTCGCACTAGCTGGATTTAAAAAGGAGGAAGTACATGTCTACACCCAAGATGGAAAACTTTTCGTCGAAGGAACCAGGGACGACAGCAAGGACGAAGAAAGCACATTCATCCATAGAGGACTGGCTCAACGATCTTTCACCAGATCTTGGACCCTCAGTGATGAGACGGAAGTTGGATCAGTTACTTTTGAGGATGGGCTTCTAGCCGTGAGTCTACGCAAGATCGTACCAGAAGGTCATCAAAGAAAGGACTATCTCTAAATAGATTGACTATCGTTGTCGCAACAGAGGGGAGACTGGCACAATCCAGTTGACTCCCCTCTTTTTTATTGGTATAATGTATTGAGGTTATAGTAACTTATGTCTGTCAAACTTGTATTACTGAAATCTGGTGAGTCAGTTCTAACTGATTTGAAAGAGATTGTAAAGGATGAAGAAATCAAAGGATATGTCTTTGAGAGTCCACTGGTGGCAATTGCTATGCCACAGAATGTATTCCTTGCAGAAGGTGTTAACAAACCAGAGAAGCTAGATATTAGACTAGAGTCTTGGATGCCTTTGAGTATTGATAAGAGGATGGTAGTTCCCAAAGACTGGATTGTCACCTATGTGAATCCAATCAAGGATCTTGTAGAAATGTATGAGGAATGTACTAATGGAACCGATGGCGATCAAGTGTCTTCTACTGAAGAATAATGCTCTGTTAATTGCTCAGGTTGAAGAAGTCTTAGGACAGATTGGTGAACCTGATTGCAGGTTGCTCAAACCATATCTGGTTGAAAGACCCTCACTTGAAATTACAGACTGGTTGGATTTTACCAACCAAACTGATATAATGATTAGGTCGGATGATGTCTTGACCTTTGTTGACCCCAAGGGTGAACTACTTGACAAATACTTAAAACAGATTGAATGAAGTTCTACACTAATGTTCAGATGGTTGGGGACAGGTTCCTCGTCCGTGGCTATGAGAATGGTCAACATTTCATGGTTCGTGAGGAATTTCAACCAACTCTCTTTGTGCAGTCAAAGAAGAAGACTAAGTACAGAACCCTAGAGGGTGAGTATGTTCAGTCTATTCAACCTGGCACAGTCAGGGACTGCCGTGAGTTTATCAAGAAGTATGATGATATTGATAACTTCAGTGTCTATGGTAATGAGAGATACATCTATCAGTATATTGCTGAGAAGTATCCAGAAGAAGAGATCAAGTTTGACATTAGTAAGATTCGTTTGGTAACGATTGACATCGAGACCAAATCTGAGAATGGATTTCCTAACGTAGAGACAGCAGACCAAGAGTTGCTGCTGATTACTATTCAGGATTACACAACCAAGGCAATCATCACATGGGGTGTAGGTCCTTTCAAGAACAACCATCCAAAGGTTGAGTATCGACAGTTCAGTAACGAGCATGCCATGCTGTCTGACTTCAGTCAGTGGTGGGAAGATAACATGCCTGACGTGGTTACTGGATGGAACATCCAGCTGTTCGATATCCCATACCTGGTAGGACGTATTGACCGTGTTCTAGGGGAGAAGAGGTGCCGTAGGTTCTCTCCCTGGGGTTTGGTGAGTGAGAAAGAATTGTTTATCAAAGGTAGAAAGTACAAGACGTATGACGTGGGTGGTATCACTCAACTGGACTACCTAGAGTTATACCGAAAGTTTACATATACAAACCAAGAGTCATATCGTCTTGATCATATTGCCAACGTTGAGTTGGGTCAGAAGAAATTAGATCACTCTGAGTTCGACACTTTTAAGGATTTCTACACACAAGGGTGGCAGAAGTTTGTTGAATATAATATAATTGACGTGGAACTTGTCGATCGTCTTGAGGACAAGATGAAACTCATCGAACTTGCCATCACTATGGCATACGATGCAAAGGTAAATTATGCCGATGTATTCTATCAGGTTCGCATGTGGGATACTATCATTTATAA